TTTTCGGTAGTGGGTTATTTGGTTGTTTTCCTCGGCCTCGGCTAACTCCTCTTCGGTTAGCTTTCGCCCGACTACTAAGGTCCCGCAAGAGTGGGTAGCTTGTTTAAAGTGTTTACAGCCCTTGCACGTCGCTAGACGTTGGGCCCGAATTGCTGGGGGTACGGTGAACATTTTTTTTAATTTTATTTATTGCTTTTTCGACTAATCGGTAAAGTTCCTTTACGGGAATACCCGTAACGCGGCTCGCTTCTTTGTAGCTGAAATCTTCGAACATGTATAACCTCAAAATGGTAGCGTCTAACTCAGGCATGAGCGAAATATAGGCGTCTAAATATTCGTTATCTACTCGGGAGCCCATCCAAACGGGCACGGGTTCCCCAAGATGGCGCGAGCTTTCGCAGTCCCATTTTAGCCCGAATTTGCTGTATTTCACATGATAACGTGAACTCTTATCGGTCGCCATTAAAAAGAGGGCGCGGTTAACGTAAAACTCTAGTGTCCCCGCACTGGCGAGCTCGGCGGCCTTTTCGGGTTGGTTTTCGAGAATTTTTAGGAGCGTTTCGTTTAGACAGTCGTCGCCCTTTGCCTGAGAGCCAACGAGCCCTCGGGCGTATCGTCGCCACGTTGGATATAGTCTTTTTATTTCAGCCTCCAAAGTTTGCAATGTAGCAAAAGAACAACTAATTTCGCCCCAAGATACGGCGGCACGTTGCCCCGAGCAAAAAAAACAACTGAACAAATGGATATAACGATTAACGCCGCTTGGTTAATATTAGTCGCGGGGCTTATTGTGGTCGCTTTCGTGGCGGGCCACTTTCGCGGCTGGTATGAAGCCCATGAGGATTTTTTTAACGAAAATAAACCCGAGAATGAATAACACCGCTACACTTTCGCCCGTGGGGGAATACCTCGAGGCGACCCGAAAGAAACTACAAAGCAACCCCCTAAGCCTGTCAGCCCCAGCATACCGAGAAACGCTCGCTAGTGGGCCCGAAATGCTGGCTAATGAGGCCGAATTTGCTCGGGCCTGTTATATGGAGGGCTACAAAAAAGCATTAGAAGATATAAAAGAGAATTTTAGCAATGCAAATAACGACGCGAAAGCAAATGAGCAAACTCAGTAACGACGAACTGAGGGGGTTGCGTTGGCGTTTATTGGGTTACATACCCGAAAGCCGACCCGAGCGCGATAACCTTTATATGATTATAAAACGCTGTAAGGAGGAAATTGAATTTAGAAAACTAAAGAACTTATGGACGCAACCAAACTCAACGCGATAGTTAACGAACACTTTGGAACTCGCGAATATTTTAGCCGCAAAATGAAGGTGAGCCGTTGGACTGCCTACCGTTGGCTAAAAAACCCCGAGCGAATGGATTTAGCCGACCTTCGAAGGCTGAGCACCATAACGGGCAAACCTCTAAACGAATTGTTTTAATGGTTACCTTTTTACCCAAGCAAATCGAATGTCTTAACGCCCTCGGGCTCGATAGCCCCGCCGAGGTTGTGTTATTCGGCGGAGCCGCTGGGGGTGCGAAATCGTTTACGGGTTGCGCGTGGCAAATTCAAAGGCGGCTAAAGTACCCAGGAACGCGCGGGTTAATCGGCCGCTCCAAATTAGATACGCTCAAGAAAACCACTTTAAAAACCTTTTTCGAGGTGGCGGGTATGTTTGGGCTCAGGGCTAACGAACATTACTCGTATAACGCCCAATCGCACGTAATAACGTTTTACAATGGTTCCGAAATAATTTTAAAAGACCTTTTTGCGTACCCCTCCGACCCCTCTTTTGATTCCCTCGGGTCGCTAGAAATTACTGACGCTTTTATAGATGAGTGTAGCCAGGTGAGCAAAAAGGCTATCGATATCGTAAGGAGCCGTATTCGTTACCGACTTAACCAATTTCAGTTAAGCCCCAAAACGTTGCTAACCTGTAACCCGTCAAAGGGTTGGCTATATAACGAATTTTTCGCCCCGTTTCGTTCGGGCCACCTGCCCGCTCATTTAGTATTTATTCAATCGCGGGTAGCTGATAATCCACACCTACCCCCAACCTACGCCGAAACACTCGCGCGGTTGCCTGAGGTAGACCGTAAAAGGCTCTTAGAGGGCGACTGGGATTACGACGAAACGCTAGACGCCCTTTTTACTACCGACGATTTATTGCGCTGTTTTAGAGCCCCTCAGGAAAGCGGGGAGTTATATATTACCGCCGACGTTGCTAGGCTTGGAAAGGATAGGACTGTTATCGCCCTTTGGCGTGGTTTGTCCCTCATTCAAATAATTGAACTTAGAAAAAAGAAAATCGACGAAACGGCCTCGGTTATTCGCCAACTCGCCGATTTTAATAAAGTCAAGCTCTCCAACGTAATAGCCGACGCCGACGGGCTTGGGGCTGGGTTGGTAGACGTCCTGAAGTGTCGCGAGTTTCGTAACGGCTCAAGGGCTACTAAACCCGAGCGGTTCGTTAACCTCAAGGCTGAGTGTTTTTTTAAACTCGCCGAACTGATAGAACTCAATCGAGTAATCTTACCCCAAAACCACCGCGATACAATCGTTAAGGAGCTCGATTTAATACGCCGTAAAAACCCCGACGGCGACGGTAAACTAGCGGTAACAGGTAAAGAGGAAATCCAAAGGGTGCACGGGCTGAGCCCTGACTACGCCGACGCTATCGCCATGCGTATGTATTTCGAACTTTTCCCCAATTACGGGCGGTATTCATACGCCTAAAAATTACATAACTTACTGATAATCAATATAGCAAATGTTAAAATTTGTTAAAATGTTGTATGTAGCAAAAAAGCAACTATATATTTGTCCCACAAAACAAAACAAAAATTTAGAACCATGACAAACGCAGTAAACACCCTCAAAGAATTAGTAACCAAGTATAGCAACGTTACAATTAGCGAGGTAATGATTAACGCACAAGGCGAGCGTTACCAATACAAACATACAACATTGAAATATAACCATACCGCTACATTTTTGCGTAGAGCCTTCGAAAAGGCGGCTAAAGAGGTAACAGGAAAAGACTACGTTACATTTTTCGCAGTAGATAACGACGGTTACAACTTTGACCGCAACCCATACAAAGGAGGCAAAGATGGCAAAATTTCAATAAAGGAACTAATACTCCTCTAAATAACCCCAGGGGCGCGGCTGGCTAACGCGCACTCTTTAAACGCAACCCCTTAAACCCTTTTATATGTATCAGATAATTATTACCCACCTCCAAAACCGAACCGCTCAGGTTCTCGAATATCCAAAGCTCGGCCAATGCCTCGAGTCATTCAAGGAAATTTGCGACGCTCAAGGCTATGCCTACGAATGGAATGAAGAACTCCCCACCGCTGGCGGAATAGGCCACGATTACCGAATAGAAGTATTTGTAAATATTTAATAACCTCAAAACCTCATAACATGAAAAAGATTCTTATTGATATTCAACGCCCCGCAACCGTGGACCGCCTCGAAGTAGAACTCCCCGCGTTTACCAAGTTAGGCAACAGTTACTTTTGCGTAACAGGCGAGAGCACAGGTGTACAGATTAACGAATACAAGTCGATTCGTTGCTACACTATCACAAACATGAACAAGCGCGACGTTCATCTCGCCTTTGATTGGGAAGCCGAAACGATTACTAAAGCCGAATTCGAGAAAGCTCTAAACGCGGCTTATGATTCAATTAACTACGCTTTAAACCTATGAAGCGGCCCGACGAACTATTGAGATGGGCGAAGGTAGAAAATCGCTTATTGCTCGCCGTGTGCCTTATTGAGCTCCTTTATATACTAATTAAAAACCCATAAAATGTACCCTCTTAACCCCGAAACGATGGGCCAACTCCAAAAGTTTACCCAGCGTCTAAACGCCGAGCCCGACCCGCTCAGCGTAGAATTAACCCCCGACCGCAAAGCTTCGACGGTTGTTATTAGTCATATTGAAACCACGCTAGACGAGCTCTTTTTTGGCCAATGGAAAACCGAGGGTTTCAAGTGGTCGCCCGTGGCCAATGAAATTCAAGGTTCGCTCGAGCTCGTTTGCATCCACCCCGTAACAGGTTTCGAAATACGCCGCACGGGAGCCGCTAGTATTGTGATAATGGTAGACCGTGCACCCGAAAACCTAGCAGGGCAAGAACGCAACCAATGGGCGTTAAACCCATCCAACAAAAAGCCTAACGCCCTCGATATGGCTTTCCCTAAGTTAAAAAGCGAATGCCTTAAAAACGCCGCGCAAAGCCTGGGCAAAGTATTCGGGCGCGACCTTAACAGGAAAAATAAGGACGTTTATAAGCCCTTTAAACTACCCAGCACGGGTGAGCTGAGCGAGTCAATGGTAGCCCGCTTAGAAGTCGGTATATTAAACCGCGAGGCCGCCGCTATCGAAGCCATTGAACTACTCGACGCCCACCTTTCACCCGAGCAAAAAAGCAAATTACAAACCCTTAAAAATTCAATC